AAGAAGAGCCTAATTTTGTGCATACAGATGAGGAGATGGGTGATTTCACATGTATACTTTATCTAAATAAAAATTCTCCAGAAGATGATGGAACTACTATATATGATGATGATGGTAATCCATCTATGATTGTAAAATCTAAGTATAATAGGATGTTTTGTTTTGATTCTAGGTTTCCTCACTCTAGAAATCTGTATGAGAATTTTGGAGAGGGGAAAGACGCTAGGTTGATTCAAGTTGTATTTTTAAATTTTGACCATGAGAAACTCTAACGATATAAAGAAGAGGATTATTGAGGCAGGAAGGCAAGCAGTAGAGCAATTGATAAAAGTTGCAAAAGAGGAGATAATAAAGCCAGATCCTGATGATGAATTGGCTGCTGACCGATTAAAGAACGCAGCCGCAACTAAGAAATTAGCTATATTTGATGCTTTCGAAATACTCAATAGAATAGATACAGAAAGCGAGGCTCTAGAGGAGTCTAGCAAATTAGATAATCCATTAGCGCAAAGCAAACAAGGATTCGCAGAAAGAAGGTCTAAATAATATGCTATACATCAAACTTGAAGATTATATACCTAAGTCAGTTAAGACAAATAAAAATGTCTCAAGAACTTGGCAATATGGATATAATGAGAAGTATGATGTGGTTATTGTATCTAAGACAGGTCAAATCGGTGATATCATTGAAATATCTGGTTTAAAGGTAGCTTTACCATTAGCTCCAAAGAACATACATAAACGTAGTGATACTAAAGGTGAGCAATATTGGGAGCGTACTGAAATGCCAAAAGACTTATCTAAGATTACGTCTATATTCAAGTGGAACGAAATGCCATCTGTATTCAAGAATAGATGGGTTGACTACATAGAAAAGCAGTTTGATTATAGAGAGGAAGGATTTTGGTTCATGAAGAACGGAGAGCCAACTTTTATCACCGGGAGCCATTGGATGTATTTACAGTGGTCTAGTATTGACGTTGGATATCCAGACTACCGTGAGGCTAATAGAATATTCTTTATTTTTTGGGAGGCTTGTAAAGCTGATATAAGATGCTTTGGGATGATATATTTGAAAATAAGACGTTCTGGATTTTCGTTTATGTCATCAGCAGAATGTGTCAATACAGCAACTCTTGCAAAAGACGCAAGGGTTGGAATATTATCTAAGACGGGTTCTGATGCCAAGAAGATGTTTACGGACAAGGTTGTTCCGATAAATAACAAATTGCCTTTTTTCTTTAAGCCAGTTATGGATGGTATGGACAAGCCAAAGACAGAGTTGGCGTACCGAGTTCCTGCATCTAAAATAACAAAGAAGAATATGCACAACCTTGAAAATGACATTGATGGGTTGGACACGACTATTGACTGGAAGAATACTGAAGATAACAGTTATGACGGTGAGAAGTTATTATTCCTAGCTCATGACGAGAGTGGTAAGTGGATTAAGCCAAATAACATATTAAACAATTGGCGAGTAACTAAAACTTGTTTGAGACTTGGTAGTAAGATTATTGGGAAGTGTATGATGGGTTCTACCTCTAATGCTTTAAGCAAGGGTGGTGATAATTTTAAAAAGTTATATGAAGACTCAAATGTATTACATCGAAATGCTAATGGTCAAACCAAATCTGGTTTATATTCTTTGTTCATCCCCATGGAATGGAATATGGAGGGATTTATCGATAGGTATGGCGATCCAGTTTTTAGAAAACCTGAAACTCCCATAATTGGTGTAGACGGGCAGAAGATTTTTAATGGTGCTGTTGACTATTGGGAGGCAGAGGTTGATTCTTTAAAGAGCGATTCTGATGCTTTAAATGAATTCTACAGGCAGTTCCCTAGAACAGAAAGCCATGCGTTTAGAGATGAAAGTAAGCAATCTCTATTTAATCTAACTAAAATCTATCAGCAGATAGACTACAATGATTCATTAATAAAAGAACACTATTTGACTAGAGGTTCTTTCCATTGGAAAGATGGGATAAAGGATTCTAAAGTTGTTTGGTCTCCAGATAGAAATGGAAGATTTTTATTAAGCTGGATTCCAGAAGCCAGACTACAGAATAAGGTAATTACAAAGAATGGGTTGAAGTATCCAGGGAATGAACACATGGGGGCATTTGGATGTGACTCGTATGATATATCTGCGGTTGTTGGTGGAAGAGGTTCTAATGGCTCATTACACGGGATGACTAAGTTTCATATGGACAATGCGCCCACGAATGAATTCTTTTTGGAGTACATAGCTAGACCTCAGACAGCTGAGATATTCTTTGAAGAGGTATTAATGGCTTGTGTGTTTTATGGTATGCCAATATTGGTGGAGAATAACAAGCCAAGGTTACTTTATTACTTTAAAAATAGAGGGTATAGATGGTTCTCAATGAACAGACCAGATAAAATATATGCGAAGCTAACAAAGACAGAGCGTGAGTTAGGTGGTATACCAAACTCAAGCGAAGATGTGAAGCAAGCTCATGCATCTGCTATTGAGTCTTACATTGAGAAGTACGTAGGTATAGATGCATCTGCAACCTATAGAGATTCTGACGTTATGGGTACGATGTACTTTACTAGAACCCTTGAAGATTGGGCAAAATTTAATATTAATGACAGGACTAAATTTGACGCATCTATCAGCTCTGGACTTGCGATTATGGCTAATCAAAAGCACTTATATGTTCCAGAGAAACAAGAGTCCAAAATTAGCATTAACTTTGCTAGGTACTCGAACAAAGGTAACATAAGCGAAATAATTAAATGAGGGATGTAAAAATTAATATAGCTCAAGCTAGTTTCCCGGATCAGTTTGCTAGCGATCAGGAGAAAGATTCTTTTGAATATGGTTTACAAGTTGGTCAGGCTATACAGTATGAGTGGTTTAGAAGAGATGGCAGTTTATGCAGATACTACAATCAATGGAGAGAGTTCCATAAGTTAAGATTGTATGCTAGAGGTGAACAACCAGTTCAGAAGTATAAAAATGAATTAGCGATAGACGGTGATTTATCTTATCTAAATCTAGATTGGACTCCCGTACCTATTATACCAAAATTTGTAGATATCGTTGTTAACGGTATGTCAGATAGGCTTTTTAAAGTTAAGGCATACTCTCAAGATGCTCTATCTCAATCTAAAAGGTCAAAGTACCAAGATATGATTGAGGGGCAAATGGTATCTAAAGACCTATTGTCAATCATACAAGAGAAATCTGGCGTTAATCCATTCTATATGGATCCAGATGAATTGCCTTCCAACGATGAAGAGATGAGCCTTTATATGCAGTTGAATTACAAACCTGCTATAGAGATTGCTGAAGAGGAAGCCATCAATACCATCTTAGATGAAAATAAATACCTTGATTTAAGAAAGCGTGTAGATTATGACCTATCTGTTTTAGGTATAGGTGTAATGAAGCATGAGTTCTTAAAGGGAGCTGGAATTACAGTTTCATATGTAGACCCAGCGAATATAGTATATAGCTATACAGAAGACCCTTACTTCAGAGATTGTTTCTATTGGGGAGAGATTAAGACTCTTCCAATGACAGAGTTATTAAAGATAGACCCATCTCTAACAAACGAAGATTTACAAGAGATATCTAAGTATAGCCAAAGTTGGTATGATTATTACAACGTGGCTCAATTCTATGAGAACAGTATGTTCTATAGAGATACAGCTACTTTATTGTATTTCAACTACAAGAGTACGAAGAAGATAGTTTACAAGAAGAAGTATCTTGATAATGGTGGTGTAAAATATATAGAGAAAGATGATTCTTTCAACCCACCAGTAGAGATGATGGAAGAAGGTCGATTTGAAAGAGTCGAGAAGACTATTGATGTATGGTATGATGGCGTAATGGTCATGGGTACTAACATCATGTTGAAATGGGAGTTGTCCAAAAACATGGTACGACCAAAGTCATCTTCTCAACATGCATTACCAAACTATGTGGCTTGTGCTCCTAGAATGTACAAGGGTAACATAGAGTCATTGGTTAGAAGAATGATACCATTTGCTGACTTGATTCAAATAACGCACTTGAAGCTACAGCAAGTTATTGCACGTACTGTTCCAGACGGTGTGTTCATTGATGCTGATGGTCTTAATGAAGTTGACTTAGGAACTGGCGCATCTTACAACCCAGAAGATGCACTTAAACTTTACTTCCAAACGGGTTCTGTTATTGGTCGTTCATACACTCAAGATGGTGAGTTTAATAATGCAAGAGTCCCTATCCAAGAGTTAAACTCTAACTCAGGTGCTAATAAGGCTCAGATGCTGATATACAACTATAACCACTATATGGATATGTTGCGTACAGTAACAGGCCTTAATGAGGCTAGAGATGCATCTACTCCTGACCCTAATTCTTTAGTTGGTTTACAGAAGTTAGCAGCTTTAAATTCTAATACCGCAACTAGACATATCCTTGATGCCGGATTAACAATAGTTAAAAGTTTGGCAGAAGCATTGACGTATCGTGTAGCTGACGTTTTAGAATACTCTGACTTTAAAGATGATTTCGCAAATAAGATAGGTAAGTACAATGTATCTATATTAAGCGAGATAAAAGACTTGTATATTTATGATTTTGGTATCTTTATAGAAGTTTCTCCTGACGAAGAACAGAAGGCACAACTTGAGGCTAATATCCAAATGGCTTTATCCAAGGGTGATATCAATCTTGAGGATGCCATCGACATTCGTGAGATTAAGAATATTAAGTTGGCGAACCAGCTATTAAAGATGAAACGTATCAAGAAGCAAGAGAAAGAGCAACAGTATGAGATGCAAAAGCAACAGATGATTTCTGAGCAACAATTAACATCTCAACAAATGGCAGCTCAAACAGCAATGCAGAAGATACAAGCAGAAGGGGAAGTTAAGATGCGTGTTAAACAAGCAGAGGTGGCATTTGAAATTGAGAAGATGCGTAACGAGGCAGAACTCAAGCGTATGCTAATGGCTGAGGAGTTTAACTATAATCTTAAGATAGCGGAGATGAACAATGGCACATTGACTCAAAGAGAGGAAATGAAGGAAGAGGAGAAGAAAAAACGAATATCAATTCAGAATACTCAGCAGTCAAAACTTATAAATCAACGTAAGAATGACTTACCTCCAATTAACTTTGAATCTAACGAAGATAGCTTGGATGGATTTGATTTAGCAGAGTTCGAACCAAGATAAAAAAAAATTGTATAAATTTGCAATAAATAAAATCTAATTTAATGGAAATAAAAGTAAAAGAGTTAAGCTCATCAGAAGGTAAAAGCGTTCAAGAAGTTGAAGAGCAATTACTTAATGAGCATGAACAAAAAATAAGCGCAGAGCAAGAAAACGAAGCGCAAACAGAGAGTGTCCAAGAAAACGAGGTGCAAGAGGTTGAGCAGGAGTCTGCATCAAAACCTGAACTGAGTGAGGAAGACGTTCTGTCATTTATTAAGAGTAGATACCAAAAGGAAATAAGTTCAATAGATGATCTTGTTTCTGAGCGTGAGAAGGAAGACTTGCCAGAGGATATTGCCAAGTACATGCAGTACCGCAATGAGACTGGTAGAAGTTTCAGTGATTTCATGAAGTTGAATGAAGACATTGACAGCATGGACACTGATGACTTGTTACGACAGTATCTAAAACAAACTCAAGATGGTTTAGATGATGAAGACATCGATGTTATTATGGAGGACTTCTCCTATGATGAAGAATTAGATGATGATTCAACTATTAAGAAAGCCAAGCTTGAGAAGAAAAAGAAAATTGCTGAAGCTAAAAAATACTTCACATCTCAGAAGGAGAAATACAAAGTGCCCCTTGAGTCAAGTACGGCATCAATTGATCCACAAGAGAAAGAAGATTTGGAGGCGTATAAGCGATATATTGCTGAGGCTAGAACAATTGAGGAAGAAACTGAGCGTAAGCGTAATTGGTTTGTTGAAAAAACAAATTCCGTTTTCAATGATGATTTCAAAGGTTTTGAATTCAAAATCAACGATAACGTATTAACGTTTAAGCCCGGAGATGCAGCTGAACTTAAAAAGAGCCAATTGAATCCATCAAACTTCGTACAGAAGTATTTGGATGATAGTGGAATGATTAAGGATGCAGTTGGATACCACAAGAGTTTAGCTATAGCGATGAACCCCGAAAGGTTTGCAAAGTTCTTTTATGAACAAGGTGCAGCAGCGGCTACGGAAGATGTAAATAAAAAGATAAAAAACATCGACATGTCAGAACGCAGAACGCCAGAAGTTGTAAGCAAAAACGGAGTGCAGGTTAGGTCTGTGAATCCTGACTCTGGTAGGGGCTTGAAAATTCGCAGTAAAAACAAAAACTAAAACAAAAAATAAAAAAACAAAAAAATGTCTGTATTAAGTACACCTGGCTATCAGTTGCAGCCGTCTGCGCAACAGGTAGCATTATCGACTAACTATATTACCGATTTCAATTTCTTGAATCAGTATCTTCCTGATACCTACGAGAAAGAATTTGAGCGTTACGGTAATCGTACTGTATCTTCATTCTTACGTATGGTAGGAGCGGAGATGCCTTCAAACTCTGATTTAATTAAGTGGGCAGAGCAAGGTCGTTTACACGTTAAATACACCAACTGTACTACAACTGTATTGACTAACGCTGACACTGCTACTTTTACAATCAATGACACTTTAGATCCAAACCGTGCTACAATTGGTTTGACTGCTGGTGCTATTGCAATCCGTAAGGGACAAACCATTATGGTTACTCCTAATGTTGGACCAACTGGTACTGTAACTCAAAACAAAGCTATTGTAACTGCTGTTGACACTGCTGCTGGAACTATTACTGTTGCTTTCTACGAAGCATCTGGTATTACTAACGGTAACGCTGGTAACACTTTCACTATCTTCGTTTACGGTTCTGAGTTCAAGAAAGGTTCTAACGGAATGGAAGGTTCTTTAGAAGCTAACGATGAAATCTTCGAGAACAATCCTATCATCCTTAAGGATAAGTACTCTGTATCTGGTTCTGACATGGCTCAAATCGGATGGGTAGAAGTAACTACTGAAAATGGAGCTACTGGTTACTTGTGGTACTTGAAGTCTGAGCATGAGACTCGTTTACGTTTCGAAGACTACTTAGAGACTGCAATGATTGAAGCTGTTCCTGCTGAAGCTGGTTCTGGTGCTGCTGCTAACACTGACTATGGTAACAAAGGTTCTGAAGGTGTATTCTACGCTGTGAACAGCCGTGGTAATGTATTTGGTGGTGGAACTCCTGAAACTTTAGCTGATTTCGATAACATCATCAAGCGTCTTGACAAGCAAGGAGCTATCGAAGAGAACGTATTGTTCTTGAATCGTGATGCTAGCTTCGCTATTGACGATATGTTGGCTGAACTTAACGGTGCTGCTCAAACTTCTGCGAACGGTACTTCTTATGGTTTATTCGACAACGACATGAACATGGCCTTGAATCTTGGTTTCTCTGGATTCCGTAGAGGTTATGATTTCTACAAAACAGATTGGAAATACTTGAACGACCCTACCATGCGTGGTGACCTTTACAACGGTGGTGCAGGTTGGGCTGGTGCTAACACTGCTAACGTAGTTAACGGTATGTTGGTTCCTGCTGGTTCTACAACTGTTTACGACCAAATCATGGGTAAAAACGCAAAGCGTCCTTTCTTACACGTACGTTACCGTGCTTCTGAGACTGAGGATCGTCGCTACAAGACTTGGATTACTGGTTCTGCCGGTGGTGCTGCTACTAGCGATTTAGACGCTATGGAAGTTAACTTCTTGTCTGAGCGTTGCGTATGTACATTAGGTGCTAACAACTTCTTCTTGTTCCGTTACGGTGCATAATAGGAGCTGTTTCATTGTTTAATTAGATAGGGGGGATACCCGTCCCCCCTTTTTTTAAAAATCAAATCCAATATGAAATTAAATACAAGACCAGGAGATAAGGTGTACCGTTTGAAGAACTCGTCACCTTTATCGTTTATACTCCCATCTAGGAGTACGAAGAGATTCCCATTGTTGCATTACGATGAGACTACAAATTCTAACAGACCATTGCGTTATGCAGTAAACCAAAAAAGCCCATTTGAAGATGAGCAAGATGGTAATGCTATCGTTGATCCTGTTATCTTTGAAAATGGAATGTTAAGAGTTCCAAAGCAAAACCCAGTATTACAAGCATTCTTACATTATCATCCTATGAACGGAGTTGTTTATGAGGAAGTTAACTATGAGAGAGATGCTGAAACTGAAGTACAAACCATTGCTAGTGAAATTGATGCATTGGTTTTAGCTAAGTCGCTTGACATTCATAAATTAGAAAATGTCGCTCGTGTTCTTTTTGGTATTGATCCATTGAACTTTACCACAGCAGAATTGAAGCGAGATGTTATGATGTTTGCAAAGAGAAACCCTCAAGAATTTATGGATATGGTTAATGACCCAACTTTAGAGATGGAAGCCAATGTACATAGATTCTTTGAAGAAGGTTTATTGACATTCAGAAATAGCAATAAAGAGGTTTGGTATAATACCAAATCAAATAAGAAGAAGATGATTAACATCCCTTATGGAGAGGACCCATACATGATGGTTTCTTTATTCCTAAAGAGCGATGAAGGTATTGATTCTTTACAATTATTAGAAGGGCTATTAGATTCCGAATAATTTAGCATAGTTTAATTTTAGTGTTTAGAGGGAGTTAAGTGCTCCCTCTTTTTTTTTATTTATCTTTGTACAAAACAAGATGTAATGATAAATTCTGTAAGGAACACCGTACTGTCTATATTGAATAAAAATAACTACGGTTACATATCGCCATCCGATTTCAATTTGTTTGCCAAGCAGGCGCAATTAGAGATATTTGAAGATTATTTTTCTAAGTATAATGATATCATCAATATGCAGAACGTCCGTAGGTCTGGTTCTGAGTATGGTGATGAATTGAAAGCCATTGAGGAGGCAATGGAGGTATTCTCAAGAGTATCTCATTTAACTAGGAGTGGTGGTAGTAATTATTTTTTACCATCTATTGTAACTACTGGTGATGATTATTACTTGTTAAATAAGGTTAGTTGCTATACTGATAAGTTATCTACCGCAACCAACACAGGTATATCGACCGGTTTTCTAATTGATTCAGCAGCTAACTTCATAGCAGATGGCATAGAGGAAGATGACATAGTAGCTAATGATACCACTGGTGATGTTGCAGTTGTACTTCAAGTTACTAGTGCTACAACTTTATTTTTATCGGTTGACATATTCACAAGCATAGGTGATACATATTCTATTTACGATGAAAGCACTGTTAGTGAATCTGAGAAGGTAAACCACAATAGAATTGATATGCTTAAGCAATCCCTATTGACATCTCCAAGTAACAAGTATCCTATATACGTTCAAAACAATACTACTTTAAAGGTCTATCCTAAAACTATAAGTTCAGCAGGTCAAGTATGGGCTCAATATTTTAGATATCCATCAGATCCTAAATGGACTTATATAACTTTAGTAAGTGGGGAACCTGCTTTCGACCAAACTCAATCTGACTACAAAGATTTTGAATTGCCTCTTGAGGATGAATATAAATTGATAACTAAGATATTACAGTATTCTGGTATATCTATTCGTGAAGCTGATGTATACACATTTGCTAAGAGAGAAGAATTAGAACAATCACAAACGCAAACCACTAAATAATGGCATATTTATCAGAATATAAATATTATACAAACGATGGGGTGGCTCCAGAAGATTCAAATTGGGGTTCATACCAATATGTTAGTTTGTATGACATTGTAAATAATTTTCAGTTGATGTATACTGGAAATAATTCATTAGTAAATAATGAAGACAGATATAAGATTATCTTTCATGCAAAGCGTGGTATACAAGAGTTAAACTATGACGCATTCAAAGAGATAAAAGTTTTAGAACTTGATGTAACTGAAAGTTTGCGTTTTGTATTGCCTCCTGATTTTGTGAATTGGGTAAGAGTGTCTTTATACCAAGATGGGTATTTGAGACCAATGACTGAAAACATCCAAGTCTTATCTTCTAACGCTTATTTGCAGGATAATAAAGGCAATATATTGTTTGATGTAAATGGCAATATTCTAAAGCCAGAAAACTCAAATATAGACATGGACAGATTAAAAGGGACAAAGAAGGATATATACCTAAACCCCGGTAATATGTTTGATGGTCTTGAGGGATGGAATATTGATGGGATGTGGTATTTTGACTATGCTTTAGGAGCTAGATTTGGATTAAACACATCTACTGCGAATATGAATCCTACATTTGCTATTGATAAAAAGAAGGGTGTTATTAACTTCAATTCAGATATGGCGAATAAGATTTGTATATTAGAGTACATTTCTGACGGCATGGAAGGAGGAGATGACTCTCAAGTATTTGTAAATAAGTTATTTGAAAAGTATATATACGCATATATCAATTATGAAATACTAAACTCTAAGCTAGGCGTACAAGAATATATAGTAGCAAGAGCTAGAAAAGAGCGTGGTGCTTTATTGAGAAATGCTAAAATTAGAATGAGCAACATTCACCCAAGCAGGTTATTAATGGCTATGCGTGGTCGTGATAAGTGGATAAAATAAAATATGGCTAATCTAACTAGAAACTTTGTATTAGGGAAAATGAATAAAGTCGTTGATGAGCGACTTGTTCCCAATGGTGAGTATATTGATGCCTTAAATATTCGAATGGGCTCTACTGAACAGAGCGAAATTGGGGTAATTGAAAATAGTAAAGGTAACGAAAGATTAACCACTTTAAGATATATAGACGGCACTCCATTGAGCAATAATGCTAGATGTATAGGTGCTGTTGAAGATAGCGAAGCAGAGACTGTATATTGGTTTGTACACGATCCTACATTTACCGTAGGAGCAACTGGTAAATTAGACATGATTGTGTCTTACAATATGCTAAACAACATATTGACATATCATGTAGTTAGCATTGATGATGGTAATAATGTAAGAACAACATTAAACTTCAGTCCTGATTATTTGATTACTGGTGTTAACTTAGTTAAGACTGGTAATAACGATGAGGTATTGATATACTTTACTGATAATTACAATCAGCCAAGATTCATCAATAATTTAAGAAGATACAATTTACCATCAGGTAATATCGACCAATTTACAAATGAGTCTATATTAGTTATTAAGAGACCACCAGCGCAATCGCCAACAGTAGCTCTTTCTAATTCTGCTACACAAGAGAACTTTTTAGATTTTAGATTCATATCATTTGCTTATAGATATAGATATGAGGATGGCGAATATTCTGCCATATCTCAATTTTCTGATCCGGCATTTCAGCCATTACCATTTGACTTAAGCATAGATAGCAACTTAAATGAAGGCATGATAAATGCGTTCAATAAGGCTACAATCACATATAATTCTGGTGGTAGCTTAGTTAAGTCTATTGAGCTATTGTTCAAGGATATGAGCACTAGCGTAATCAAGGTTATTGAGAAGTTAAATAAAAAAGACAAGGGTATACCTGATAATACTGAAATAGATTATGAGTTTGTAAGTAGTAAAATATTTACAGTGCTTCCAGAATCAGAATTATTAAGACTATATGATAATGTTCCATTGTTAGCTAAAGCCCAAACTATTATGGGGAATAGATTGATGTATGGAAACTATACTGAAGGATATGACTTAGTTACTGATAGTAATCAGCCAGTTCAACTAACATATATAGCTTCATTGCAGTCTTCTGTAATTGGTCTTGATGATTTAACAGTATCTAAGAGCAATGGTTCCTATAACATAGATGGACCTATAACTGCTACTGATTCTGTTATTGAGATTGACCTAACTGATGCTTCATTAGTTGCTGGGTCATCCATATCAATTGAATTTACAGTACAGCATGGTCAATTTAGTGGTGGGACACCATCTGTCCAAACTGGATTAATTGAATATACATTTAACTACTTTTTATCATCTTCTTATACATCCGTATATGAATTAGCAACAAGTACTGAATTTCAAAATGCAGTAGGTACTTTATCAAATATTAAGCCAATGGCTACTTCTTGTGATGGTAGCACACTTACTGATATATTTAATTGCGACATACCCAATACTCTTGATGTATACACAAAGGATAGTAGTGGTATATCAACTGTTGGTGAGCCAATTGCCATTATAACTAGCCCATCTAGTAATATTATTGGATTGCAGTTACCAGCAGTAAAGTTTATAGATAATTCTGGTGGTGGGGGAGCTGATGCGTATGAGTATTATGAAGTAACATTCTTGCAGGCTCAATACCAACAGAATGCAAATCCAAGAAGTTTGCATAGCAACAGAGGTTATGAGATTGGTATTGTATACATGGACGAGTTCAATAGGTCTAGTACAGCCCTTGTGAGCGAGCAAAATACAGTTCACGTACCTTGTGGTTCTTCTTCGCTTCAAAACTCAGTACAAGTAACTATACCGCCT